CGTGGAACCGCCCTCGGGATTCGTAGAGAGCCCCAGCCGGTTCCGTAGATCATTCACACTGGAGAGTGCACCGTTGTCTGTCACGTAACCATTCTTGTCAATGCTGTAACCGTACCCCGCGCGGATCTCATTCGCCAGGGCATTGGCCCGGTCACCGGTGAGCTTGCCTGCCTGCATCTGAGCGCGGATGTCCGCAATCTTCTTTCGGTCCGCAGCAGACAGCATTTCATTGTCCGTCCACGCGCCATTCTTACCATAAGTGCCGTTGCCTGCGTTGATGTCCAGATGGGGCGTGTAATCCGCCACGCCCTTCACAGCCTTCTTCGCGTAGCCGTTCTCATCGTAGAACACGGTGTAACCGTTGGAGATGGCGTACCCGTTGGCGAGGTCCATACGTCGGCTCATGTCCGCACCGCCGGTCATCTTCTTCCAGTACCCGGACATATCGGTGGGCTCCAGAACAGGAGCACCGTAAGCACCGGGAGTGGTATATCCGCCGGTGCCGTAGCCGGGTCCTTTTACATAGGGGTTGCCGCTGCCCGCTGCCTTCTGACTGAACTTCTGGTTGGAGCCGGTCATGTTGGGCTCCACGCCGCCATATTTCTGGCTGATCTTGTTCTGCCGCTCTTGCTGATACTGGGCCCGCTGTGCAGCACTGATGGTGGGGTCAGACATAGCAGCGGAGTAGTCAAAGCCGTCCCGGTAACCGTACTGGTTCAGAGCGGGAGCCTGCTGAGGGGTATAGGGCGTTTGAGTGGCCTGGGGTCTCTGGTTGGGATTGCCCGGAAGCTGAGTGGCCGTGTTATTCCGGTTGCTGCCCCCTCCGCCGGAGGAACTGTTACCCCGGTTGCCGGACCCGCCGTTGCCCATAATATCGTTCTTGCCCTGATACGGGTCCCTGCCCCCGTATGTGGAGTCGATTTTGTTCTGCCGCTCTTGGCGCAGCTTGTCAATCGACTCCTTACTGTCACCTCGCTGCTGCGCCTTTACGATCTCAAGCGAGTAGTCTTTGTTTTTATCGTAGTAGCCTGCCATACTTGGCCCTCCTTATCCGTCCCAATCCGAGCGGGTTTCCCGGACGTCGATGTGGGCGAAATTCTGCTTTGCATACACGCCCACACCGCCCCAGTCGGGCATGAGTTGCCTTGCGTACGCTGCCACCGCTGCCGGGGTCTTGCCCCGTACTACAATGTCCGCCGCCGTTCCGTAGCAGTGCTGGCTGTCCGTCACGCCGCCCACCTTGGCGTTATACTGGGGCGTCCGGTAGCCGCTGTTGATGGTCACTGCCGCGCCGAAGTGACTGCGGATGCTTTGCAAAACCATCACCAGCCGGGGCGCTACCAGCACGGCATCGGAGCCGTCTTTGCAGGCAAATTCTTTCACTTTAAAATGGGCGGACAGCTTCTTGCCGCCGTCCTTCGCCTTGGAATAGGCGTTGATCTCTACCATAGGTTTCTCTCCTTCCGGCTCGAATGCGTCACAGCTCTTGTACTTCCACACAAGGAAAAACGGAATGATCCGCCCGTCCCCGGTAAAGCCCTTGCCTGTCGAATCCATGAAGCAGGTAGACCCGCCGCCGTCCATCATAATGGCGTTGTCCCAGCCAGACGCAGCCAGCAGGTCACGGAGCTGTTCCGGTGTCCGCCGATCCTTGCTCACATAGTAGGCGAACCGCCCGTTCTTGGTGCCGATGGCCGTCCGTGGCGCACGGTAGCGCATATCCGCTCCGCAGGTGACGGGGTAGATCTTCTTCCCGCCGATGATGAGGTGGACGCACTCCATATAATTCCGGTCCCCGTTGGGCACGGTTTTCACGCCGAAGTCCGCCGGGGTGCTCCAGCTGATGGCCCACGCCCGGTAATTGGGGGTCTTGTAGACCTTACCGTCTGCTTTCAGGTGGCAGGCCGGCGTCTGGTTCCGCAGGAAAATGGAGCCATTGCAGATAGCGTCCCCGCCCGCCTCCGCCAGCATCTTCTTCAGGTTGGCCGTGGTGGAGCGGAGACGCTTCCGGTTGAAATAGATCTTGATGAATTGTAGGTCGGAGAGCGGGACAGTGCCCGCTCTCGTGCTCATGTGTGAGCCTCCGTATTCTGCTTCCCCTGATCGCTGGCCTGACGAATGGCATCCAGCATATTTTTAATAAAGGCGGGGTAGGGGACCCCCATCACTGCCGTATTTTCCAGAATCGACAGACCCTCGTTTGCGATGAAAAACATACAAATAGCGTCACGGGCAAAGTCGCTCCCGGTGGCTTGGTCCAGCAGTGCCGCCATCCACACGAGACACAACATAACGCCCTTGCGAACCAGGCCCTTATAGCTGGCATTGGACTCCAGCGCCCCGGTTTTGCTCTTGCCGGACTTGTGCCAGATCGCTGCCACCAGCCAGCCCGTGGCGTAATCCAACGCCATAAAGCAGATCAGAACTTTGAGAGCCACGTCCCAACCTCCAAGTGCCTGGGCGATGGCGGAGCCAGCCGCAGCCAGCACCGCCAACACCGTGTTTTTAATGTGTAAAGCGTTCATTGTGTACCTCCTTTCGGTGGTCACACCCGCACGGCCTTCTCAGGATGACCGCCCTCGTCCCACGTAATATCGTAGGTGCCCTCCGGGGTCTCCACCCGCACGGTCTGACCGGCCTTCGTAACATCGTACCGCATGTAGTCATGCAGGTGCTTCACGTCGGCGGGTTCCTTCTCCGCAGGGATGAAGCCCTCGGCCATCTCCGCCTCGGTCCAGTTGGCAACGCCGCCGTCAGGATTCAGGTGGAAGTTGGCCCCCGCCTCCTTCAGCTCCTTGTTGATGGCCTCGATGGTCTTGCCGCTCTTGCAGCCCTCGTTGATGATCTCGGCAAACTTCTTTTCCATGGTGTTTCTCCTTTCAATTTTTACGGCTTACTCAGCCGCTTTTTCAGTGGGATGCAGACGCTCCATCAGCTTGGAATACTCGTCCTCCGTCAGCCGGCTGTTAGCCAGATACAGGTCGATATTCCGCTCCACAATGGCGCTCTTGCCAATGTCGATGAGCCGATTGCAAAGGTTAAAAGTCGCTTCCATAGTGATTAGACCCCCAATTCAAGATTGCACAAACGTGCTTCATAGTCAGCCGCCAGCTCTATCGTCAGAGCCTCAGTCTCCCGCGAGCTCTGCACGGCGGCGCTCTGGTCTGCGTAGCGGTAGTGGTGGTCGATCAGATACCAGTCATAGCACCGGCCCTCGCCGTCCTCCGTAGACCGGTAGTGGGCCACCACCCGGAAATGGTCGATCAGATCCCCGCCGGGAAACGCGCGGCAGATCTCCACCTCGCCGGTCAGGTCCGTGTGCTCCGTCCCTACCGTCAGCAGGGTCTCCGACGTCACACCATCATGGGTTGTGCTGCCAAAGATATAGTCCATCTGGTTCTCTCCTTTCTCCACCAATCCCGGACAACGGCCTTTAGCCGCCGCTGGGTCAGTGGCTTCACCATTCTCGCGTACAGCTTTGTACTTCGGCAGTGCCGCAGCTGGCCCAGCCGTGACAGCAGTCCTACCGCCAAACTAAGCGGAATCACCGCGCCTTGCCGCCACTTTCGGTAACAGCTCCGTAACTGCCGTCCCAACCGCAGAAGGTTTCGCTTCCGCAGCAGGGTATAGTCTCGTCCGTATCGGTATCCCAACGCCGTGGGAAGCCGGTCTGCTGTGGGAAACTTCTGCCAGTTGCCCTTGAGCGTCAGCCCGTGAGCCAGCAGCCAGCCATTCACCACTCGGATCGCCCGGTCCAGTGCCCGCTTGCTGCTGGCAAACAGCGTGAAGTTGTCCATGTACCGGAGGTAATGCTTGATCTGGATACCGCTCTCTCGCAGGGCGTGATCCAGAGGTTGCAGGACTGTGTTGGCGAACCACTGACTACAATAGGCCCCGATTTGAATACCGTTACGGGTCACACGCTCCACCAGATCCAGCACACGCCGGTCCTTGATAAGATCCCGCATACGGGTCATGACCACGGTGGGTGAGAGGCTGTCATAGAAGTGGTGAATATCCAGCTCGGCACACCATTTCGTACCCTTTCGGTCATTCCGGTTCCACTTCTTTAGGACCTTCATGCCATAGTGGATGCCCCGGCCCCGGATGGAGCCGCAGCAAAACGGGTCCATGCCACGCATCAAAACAGGCTGGATCGCCTGGATCAGTGCATGGTGGATGTACTGGTCGGGCCACAGCTTCGGTTCGTGAATGTCCCGCCACTTTCCGGCGCTCTTGTCCCATCGCCGTTTCAGGGCCGCTGGGGCCGGTGTGAAGCCGTTCTCAATGATTTGCCGCAGCTCCCGCACCCGTGCGTCCGGGTCCTGCTCTACCCAGACAACCGTCCGGTTGGGCCGGTGCCTGGGTCTCCAGCGGTGGGTCCGATTGACTTCTTCGATTGCCATTTTTAAGTTTTCATCGCTGATGAGAATGGGGTAAATGTTTCCGATTCGTTTCATGGGATATAAATTCTCCTTGTTGCCTCACGGTGGTTCCCTCGCTCCCTTGCGGGAGGGTACTAAACCGTGTCCCTTCGGCAGAATCTTCACCAAGAGGTGTGCGGCTATCTCAC